ACCGAGTCGTGGTAATGACAAGGTAACGCGGTTACACAGTGTGAGTCCATTATTTGAGGCGGGGATGGTTTATGCGCCTGACAAGGTATGGGCGGATGAGTTAATAGAGGAGATGGCGGCATTTCCTAACGGCGAGTACGACGATTTAGTTGACAGTGCCACGCAGGCTTTAATGCGGTATCGTCAGGGTAATTTTGTACAGTTACCAACAGATGATTGGCAAGACGAGGAAGTTTCTGCTAGGGTAAACGTATATTATTGACGGAGACGACAATGGCTATTGGCGGATTGATGGATACGAACGTACCTAGTCAGTTGGACGAGGACGATTTACGCGCTGAGTTAGAGATAGAAATACCGGATTCTGGCACGGACATGTCGTTGTATGCTGTGGGCGACGACATCCCGGAGATAGAGATTGTTGAGGAGGACGACGGCAGTGTTTTGGTTGATTTTGATCCGGAGGACATGCGCGGGGACGGCGATGATTTCTACGGCAACTTAGCCGAGGAGATACCTGACCGCGAGTTAAGTCGCATTGCTGGTGATTTACTATCTGAGTTTGATGCAAACAAGTCTGGTCGTCAGGAGTGGGAGGACGCTTATACAAACGGGTTAGATTTGTTAGGTTTTAATTACACGGAGCGGACTCAGCCTTTTCGGGGCGCGAGCGGCGTGACGCATCCTTTGTTAGCGGAGGCTGCGACGCAATTTCAGGCGCAGGCCTTCAACGAGTTGTTGCCAGCGAGTGGTCCTGTCAAGACGCATGTAATGGGCAAGGAGACTCGGGACAAGCAGGATCAGGCCAAGCGGGTCCGTCAGTTTATGAATTACTACATTATGAATGTGATGGATGATTACACGCCTGACATGGATCAGATGTTGTTTTATTTACCGTTAGCGGGCAGCACGTTTAAGAAGACCTATTTTGACGAAACGATGGACCGCGCTGTAAGTAAGTTTGTCCCTGCTCAGAACTTGGTTGTTCCTTACGACACGTCTGATTTGGACACATGTCCGAACATCAGTCAGGTTGTTCGGATGGATTTGAACGATTTGCGTAAAAAGCAGTACGCGGGCATTTACTTAGACATTGATGTTATTCCTGCACAGGGTGAGATGAGTGACGTTGACAGCGAGATTAACCGCATTGACGGCGTTGAGCCTAGTCAGATTGATTACGACTGCACTTTGTTGGAGTGCCACGTTGATTTGGACTTAGAGGGTTATGAGGATGTAGACGATGATGGGGAGCCTACGGGCATTAAGATACCTTATATTGTCACGATTTCGCAGGATAACGGCAAGGTTTTGTCGATTCGGCGTAATTTCCTTGAGGACGACGCCACCCAGAAGAAGATTGCATACTTCACGCACTTTAAGTTCTTGCCGGGATTTGGGTTCTACGGCTTGGGCTTGATCCATACCATTGGTGGATTATCGCGGACCGCGACCAGCGCTTTACGTCAGTTGATTGACGCGGGGACATTATCGAATTTACCTGCTGGTTTCAAGGCCCGCGGATTACGAATCAGGGACGACGACGAGCCCTTACAGCCGGGAGAGTTTCGTGACGTTGACGCACCGGGGGGTGCTATTCGTGACAGTTTAATGCCCTTACCCTTTAAGGGTCCTGACCAGACGTTATTTAATTTGTTAGGCTTTGTTGTACAGGCTGGACAGCGGTTTGCGACCATCACTGACATGAAGGTTGGCGACGGCAATCAGCAGGCGGCTGTTGGCACGACGATAGCGATGTTAGAGCAGGGTTCGCGGGTTATGTCTGCGGTACACAAGCGTTTACATTACGCGATGCGTCAGGAGTTTCGCATTTTAGCGCGGGTTATGTCGGAGAGTTTACCTCAGGAGTACCCTTATTCTGTTGCTGGCGACGACGCGTCGATCATGGCGAGTGATTTTGACGACCGTGTGGACGTTGTTCCTGTATCGAATCCGAATGTATTCAGTCAGGCGCAGCGCATTGCGTTAGCGCAGACTAAAATGCAGTTAGCGGGTCAGGCCCCTGAGTTACATAACATGCACGAGATATACCGTGACATGTACGAGTCGTTGGGCATTACGGACATTGACCGCATTATGAAGGAGGTCCCTGACGAGGAGCCGCGTCCCTTGGACCCAGCGCAAGAAAACATTAATTCTTTGGACATGATGCAGTTACGGGCGTATGAGGGTCAGGACCATCAGTCGCACATCATGGCCCATTTGGTGTTTGGTGCGAGTCCGATGGTCGGACAGGCACCACCGATTGCTATGATGATACAGAAGCACATATTGGAGCACATTAAGATACAATCGGAAGAGCAGGCTATGCAGCAGATGCAGCAACAGCAGGGCGGCGACGAGCGGCAATACCAGATGTTAGTTGCGCAGATGGTTGCGCAAGGTATGCAGCAGGCTAAGGAGTTATCGGGACAGGTTTCCGGTCAGGGCCCTGATCCTTTGATACAGCTGAAGGAGAAGGAGCTTGAGATTAAGGCTCAGTCGGAGCAGTCTGACGCTCAGAACGACCAAGCGAAGTTGCAGTTAGACCAGCAGAATCAGCAGATGCGTGGACAGCAATTCCAGCAGCGTTTGCAGAGTCAGGAACAGCAGACGGACAAACGCATACAGAGCGCAATGGAGCGCGAGTTATTAAAGCAACGAGGTAATTAAGATGGCTAAGGTAAAAGTTAACGGCAGCGCTCCGGGTCCTGCGCCCAAACCGACGAAGTTTGCGGTAATTGATAAGCAGGGCAAGATTCCTTATGGGAAGAGCGCTGGATTTAAGATTCCTACTGCTATGAAGCGCGGCGTTGCCCGCGGCATGGGAGCGGCCACACAGGGTGGTGGTTATTGGGAGTGCTAGACTATGGCTAGTATGTTAAGCGCGATGCAACAATACGGTGGGGGTCCGCCCCCGACGGCTGATCCGCAGATGATGCGAGAGAATGAAATGAACATAATGATGCAGGAGCGTCCACAGCAGGCGTTTCCTGCTGCCAACCAATCCTTTGATCCGCGGATGCAGCAGATGATGCAGGAGCGTCAACAGCAGGCTTTAATGCAGCAGGCCCCGCAGCTTGCGCCGCAGCAGGTTCGTCCGGGTCAGATTCAGCCTTCCATGATGGGAAGGCTTGGAGATCCGCAGAACCAGCTTTTACCGGGGCAACAGTTAGACCCTTCTAGGATGGGCACGGGAAGCGGGCAACCTAATCGAATGACGATTGCAGGTCCTCCGGGCATGGAACTTCCAACGTTTGGCGGCGGTTTCATGGGCCCACCGCCTCCGGGCGCGGGTGTTCGAGACGACGGTCGTTCCGCGAATGATTTACAGCGTCAGTTAAACCGTGGCGGGGTATCGGCGGGGAACACGGCGGATGTACAGTCTGAGATTAACCGTCTTGAGAACGAGCGTTTTGCGCCTTTAACGCCACAGCCTATGACCTCACCGAATCTTCCCGGTCCGTTGGGCGGTCAGCCATTAAATCCTCGTCCTGTTTATGAAACGAATCCAGACGATCTCTCTGGCGACGAGGTTCCTTTACCACAGTTTCAACCTTTTGGTGGGAAGGGCAACAGCCCGTTTGGCGGAAATATTGGCGGCACGAGGAGCCAAGGCATGGTTACGCCATCTGCTGTTGAGACCGCAACCATGCCTAACCCACCACAGCCTATGATGCGCCCCAACCCGTTTCAAATTCCGCAGGCACAGCCTCAACAGCAGATGGCTGGCGGCTACGGTTTGTCCAATTATCAAGACGATCAGTTTTCTAGGGGTGTAATGTCCTTGCCACAGATACAGGGTAACTTCTATAACCCACCTGCGGGGGGCTATAATGCAAAGGCAATCGGGTCGCCCTATGAAAACATGGGAGGCCTCTTCTAACAGGTAGGTGCCATGATTGATCCGATTTCTGCTTTTGCCGTGGCATCTGCCGCATACAGCGGTATTAAAAGGGTTATCGGACATGCTCAGGAACTCGAAAGTATATCAAAACAGCTCGGAAGTTGGTATGGCGCTTGTGCTGACATCAACCGAGCGCAGACGCAACGCAAAAACCCTACGTTTTTCGAAAAGGCCACTCAGGGTCAGTCGATAGAGGAGGAAGCTCTTCAAATCCTGATCCACCAGAAGACTTTAAAAGAACGAGAACTAGAGATAGCCGCAATGATTAACATGAGATTTGGTTGGGGAACGTACGACGAGATGTTAGAAATGCGCCGAGAAATCAGGGCAGAGCGGGAAAAGACTGCGTTTGCGCAGGACGAGGCCAAGCGGCAGATACAAAACAACATGGCTATTTTAGGTTTGTCTATTCTAATTATCGGGATTCTCGGTGGCGGTATGTATCTGGTGGCTCTTGTAGTATGAACACGTTAATTCCCTTAGTTCTGGCGGGGTCATTACTCAACCCAGAATACGTGACGTGCAACCTATGGAAGTACGTAAAAAACGAAAATGAACTTGTGTGTTTATATTCAGGAAAAAACGGTACGCTAGGCTATCATTACCCCACGTTTAGCTTCCGCGAGTGCCCGAAACAGTTTGAATGTCTGTACCAACCCA